GTTATAACAATCAAACCGCAAGTTTCTGGGATGGGATGATACTTTTGGATGCTGATTCCCTGCAAATTGCATAACATTCGTGGGGCACTATTTAACATTTAGTGCCCCTATTTTTCTGTCCTTTATTATTACAAACTCATGCGGATCTTAACTACAACTGAATATGATGAAGTTTGCAAGAGTTATGAACACTTTGGAAGCAAACTATTTGATGAAATGTTTTTAGGTTATGATGACAATTGCGTCTCATATCTTTATAACGAAGATTACTATTATGGAGGTGTAAAATGAAAGAATTTATTGAATATGTGTGGTCATTCTATTCACCAAACAGCGATCTTTATCCAATTAAAGGTTTAACTAAGCAAGACATATTAGACGCACTAAATGTATATCAAGATAGAATATTGAAAGGTGATTTAGAATATGTTCATTATAGTTGGGGAGATGGTGATAGTTTAGATAGAGAAAGAGTCAGAGATATTATACTTGAAAAACCACAATTTTCATGGGGAGGTTAACACAATGTCTTTACAATCTGATTATGAATTTGAGAACAATCACCGAAAGATTGACCTCTATGAGTATCTAACTGGTGATGAATTAGAGCAAGTTACTAACATTTTTCTTGAAGCATTAGCAAGGGAAGAAGGAATTACACCAGAAGTATTTGAAATAGAAACTAACATTTTAGTAGAACAAGTTTACTTTAATTCTTAACAATGAACACAACAGGATTTGCAACTGGAAAGTTACAAGAAGATACGCAATATCTTCTTGATAAGTATAATGAACTTTATAATTGGTCTTATAATGATATGTGTGATTACATCAAATTGCATGGAGAAAGTAAATTTCAAAATGCAACATCTTCTGAACTTTATGAAACAATTTATGGAGATTAATTAACAATGAACAAACCAACATCACCACCTATACTTAATACTAAAGAATACCAATCGTTAGTAGAAAAGTATAAACAAGAAGAAGAAAGACAACGGAAATATTGTTATAAACCGTACCGTACTTTGCACAATTACTAACAACAACTATTTTACATCATGACTAACAACAACTCCGAACAATTACAACAGGATGCTATTAATGTATTGGAGAATATTGAGGATACTGTTGAACATATTTGCGACACACATTTTCTAAGTGGTGAGAAAGTTTGGTGCATGATTAGAGCATTAAGTGATTACAAACTAACTGAATTTTGTGATAGTCCAGATATAGAAATAGAAGACATATTAGAGGAGGATTAATGGAAACAATTATTGTAATTTGCAGTATTTCGGCAATAACTTATTGGGGTTATAATATTGCAAAGTTATTAGATTCACGAGATGATTAACATGTTCAAACTAACAACGAAGGTCATCAATTTTATCATGTTCATTATCATTGGGAGGGTGCTAGTATTACTACTAAGTAACACATAGTTTTCCACAGTTTATATCACTTACCTGTGGAAAACTCCTTAATTTATGTTATTTTACCCTAATAAATAGCAAATTAAATGTATATGTGTGATGTAAAGGTTTTCCACAATATGTAATTAAATGGAGGTTAATCTGTGGAAAAAGTATCAAATAGTGTGGAAATTGTGTTGATAAATGTTATATTTCTTGTGATCTTAGCGAGCGTATTATAACACGAACGCCCGTAAATTACAAACCCCTCGTTAACATTTTGTGACCCTATGAGTTTTTGTAAACAATCCAACATAAATATGAGTACAGTGATTGACATTTTTCCACAGTGCGATTATAATACTATATGTAACACTCATCCCTCTAATCTGATGACAGTTTCTAACATTTACGGACAGAAGAGTAAGTATAGAATAACGCTGGAATTAGAAGTGCTTGATGACTTTAATCCACGGCAAATTGACTGGGCAAAAGTATTTGATTTGAACGAAGATGAGTCCGTAGATTGTTACATTGAGGAGGAGAATTATGCAGACAGTTACTAACACAAACTACAGTCTAATTCCTCGTCATATTGTACAACAACTGTCAGGAGAGGTTAATAACAATGGGGAACCTGTAAAGTGTACTGGTATTACTAACAACAATTGCTCCATGATTAACCACACTTTCGATTATAGCGAGTTATTGAAATATTATGCGTATAGGTAACAACAACTGTAACACTACTAATTAACAACAATTGAGGAAGGATTGCGCCTCTTAAAAGACAATCAAACAAACCCTAATTTCTTTCTTTATTATGTCAAACAGTGCCGCACAGTTTGTATCATTTAACTTCGCAGAATTCTTGCTGGAAAATGCAAACAATGGTAATGAAATCCTTGCCGTATTAGATGATCTTTATGAGGTGCAATCGTCCCCACTATAAGTAACAACAATTAAAACACAGATTAGGGGTAGGTTTATAACACTTACCCCTGTTTAATGTGTGGGGCAGTTAGTGTTACTTAGTGTTTACACAGTTGTTGACACTTAGTGATGTAATATGCTATAATTGTTATAACAGTATTTGACAGTATTTGCGCCCTTGTGTGTTATCGTGTTGCGTCGCGTTGCCCTTAGCTTAAAAAAGGTAGAGACCCTAACCTACAGAGGTGACAGATCGAGATGTATATAAAAAAACCGCGAAAAAATTTCAAGACCATATTACCTTTCTATATAAAAAAATTCGCCCATTAAAATTGTGCAGAATACCTCTTATCATATCTACTTAAAAGACCGTTGTTTATTTAAGAATTTGGATGAAGAAGAGTTCAGAGTAATATGGGGAAGATTATACCATTCATATTGGGACGACATAACATATTCAGAAGTGGCGGATATCCCAACATCGCCCTATGAAGAAGATTCTTATTGACACGCTACATATATCAGTGTATAATTGAAATGAAGGTATTAACAAATTATGGCAAAAGGATTTACAGTTAAAGCCAATGCTCCCATTAAGAAAAAAGAAGAATGGGATTATGATGCTATTAAAGCAAGAATGAAAGGAAAGACGATTGTATTCTGTCTTCCAGGTCGTGGATGTTCGTACATCTTTCTGAAAAACTTTGTGCAGTTATGCTTTGACATGGTTCAGAATGGTATGTCTATTCAGATATCACAGGACTATTCCTCAATGGTTAACTTCGCAAGATGTAAGTGTCTTGGAGCAAATGTATTAAGAGGACCAGAACAGATACCTTGGGATGGTAAACTTAAGTACGATTGGCAATTATGGATTGACTCGGATATTGTCTTTGACTCTAACAAGTTCTGGCAGTTATGTGATATGGCAGTTCCCTCAGATAATGAAGAAGAAGATAGAAGAATCAGTGCAGGTTGGTATGCTACAGAGGACGGTCACACAACTTCTGTCGCACATTGGTTAGATGAAGAAGACTTCCGTAAGAATGGCGGAGTTATGAATCATGAAACCGTTGAGTCCATTGGTAAGCGTAGAAAGCCATTCACAGTAGACTATACTGGATTTGGTTGGCTATTAGTTAAGAAGGGAGTATTTGAAGAACTAGAGTATCCTTGGTTTGCTCCAAAGATGCAAGTCTTTGAATCTGGTAATGTTCAGGACATGTGCGGCGAAGACGTCTCGTTCTGTTTAGATGCTAAAGAGCAAGGTGATGAAATCTGGTGCGATCCTCGTATCAGGGTTGGTCACGAAAAAACTCGTATTATATAAGGTAATGGGATTATTTGGAAGTAAACCCGTGTTTTCCCATAAGACAGATGAACAACTCTGGTATGAAATATCAGAAAACCTCAGCGAACTCTCTCGTAGAGATGAAGTTAATTACCGAGTTAGTGCAACCCGTGACTCGGTAAAAGCAAAACTTAAACAATTAAATTTATTATGATGTACTTTATAGGATTAGTAATGGTTCTAACCATTATAGGATTTGTTTATTACCTAGGACTCTATAATCCCCATTAAAATGACCAAATTATACAATATAAAGTATAAGAATGAGATTTTACATCAGAAACTTACTGCAGAAGAGTGTGCAGATCAGTTACAAGACTATGCAGATCGCTTTTTCTCGCAAAATGACACCCTTTTTAACCCTAGTTTTTTAGAAATGGAGGAAATTAACTAATGCCTGTTAAAACTAAATCAGGATCATGGGGATCTTCGACTTTTGTAGAGTCAATTCCCAAAAAAACTCGTCAAGGAAATGGCAAACATACAAAATATGCTGCTACTTCCCGAAATAAGGCAAAAAAAAGAAGTAGAGGACAAGGGAGTTAAGGCTCCCTTTTTTATATGGAACTATTAGTACCCCAAAAACTAGAAGTATTTGTTGAAACTTTTCCCAACCATGCATTTTTGAAGGAAAAGTTGCTAAAAGATGTAAAAAATGCGAATTTTAATTTGTCATATCAAACAAATATATATGGAAAACATTCAGATTGGCAAACTTCTAGTCCTAATATTACCTTTATATGTGAATGGGTAGAATATATTCTTAATCAAAAATATGGATTGAAGCAAAATGGGTACTGGCATCGTTTAAATTGGTTTGAAACATGGTTTGCTATCTATAATAAAGATGAATATGCACGAAAACATCAACATGAATTGTCTATATGGAGTTTTGTCTACTTTATAGAGTGTCCTAGAGGGTCTTCACCTTTAGTTTTTAGTGATAGTGGTAAAAAAATTAAGGCAGAAGAGGGTAAATTAGTAATTTTTCCTGGACATTTAAGACATCATGTACCTAAAAATAAATGTGAAGGGAGAATTGTGCTTGCTGGTAATTGTATACAGTCTCAAGTACCAATAAAATATTGATGTTAAATAGAAAAAGAAGAATCTACGGCAATGAACGACTTTTTAGACAATATGGCTAACGATCAACATCAAAAAATGCTTCGTGAAATTGCAAATGATGCAATAACACCTAGAAAAAGTGATAGAAAAGTCCAAAATGACCTTTATGAGAAGAAAAAAGACAGTGATTTCTATGAAGGATTGGACTATGATGACCAAATGATACCTTCCGCAGAATTTTAGTGATAAATCCTTAATAAATAAACAATAATCGCTATAATATAGTGCCTCTAGAAAGGGTTAGTCCCGGTTTTAAAGATATAAGCATGACTTTTCAGGTAAATCCCCTGAATTTCGATCTTATTGGGCTTAAAAACGAAAATGCAATTGCTCGTTCAGTCAGAAATATTGTATTTACCCTTCCTGGTGAGAAATTTTTTGATCAAAACTTTGGATCTAGGATTTCTGCTTCTCTTTTTGAGAATATGGATGAATTAGGAGCAGATCTTATCGTTGATGAAATTACAAATTCAATTGAAACTTATGAACCAAGAGTGAAATTGACTACTGTAGAGGCATTTCCGAACTTTGAGAACAATCAATTTGATGTACTTATAATTTATGACATTATAGGGGCAGATGTTCCTGCACAAGAACTACAATTTGCTTTGCAATCAACCAGATAAGATAAATGCCACTAGTAAACTTCTCTAATCTTGATTTTGATCAAGTTAAAACCTCACTTAAAGATTATTTAAAGGCAAATTCCACCTTTACTGACTATGATTTTGAAGGATCTAATCTTTCATCGATAATTGATCTTTTAGCATACAATACTTACATCACTTCATACAATGCCAACATGGTATCTAATGAAGTATTCATTGATAGTGCTACTTTAAGAGAAAATGTAGTTTCTTTAGCAAGAAATATTGGTTATTTACCTAAATCTAGGAAAGCATCTGCTGCAACTATTAGTTTTTTCGTTGATTGTAGTAATATTACTCCTACTCCAGCAGCAATAACCCTCAATAAAGGTCCTGTAGTATCATCTGCAGGTGCTTTTGGTAATCAATCGTTTGTTTTTAGTATTGTAAGTGATATAACAGTCCCCGTATATGATGGAATCGCATCTTTTGAAGAAATTAGCGTTTATGAAGGATCTCTTTTAACTTCTAATTTCACATATAGTACCAGAACTCCAAATCAAAAGTTTATTTTACCGAATAGCGGAATTGATACCACTTTACTTAAGGTAAATGTAAAAGGAACAGAACAATCTACAACACAAGTCAATTATACTACCCAAGATAGTCTTTTTGATATTGATGCTACATCTAATGTCTATTATATTCAGGAAATTGAAGATGAAAGATATCAATTGATATTTGGAGATGGTATTTTTGGAAGAGCACTTGAAGAAGGTAATTATATAACTGCAAATTACATTGTTTCTAATGGTGATAGTGCAAATGGCACAAATCAATTTGAAT